ATGATGCAACTTCTATCTATAACGCCTCAATATGGAGTAGGGAAGTTGACAAGAGAAACAAAACCATTCTTAAAAGGGATAGGTCTTTAAAATAGAAAGGGAGAACCTGCGAGCATGACCAAGCATTAGTTCTCCCAAATCTTACACGATTATGATGCAAATATACTATTTACTTTTAAAATAATCGTGTTATGGAACTGGATTTTAATAAAATAATTCGTCTTAAAAAGATTCGTATTGAGAAGTCAGAACTTACAGAGGAAGAAAACGTTTTGACTTCACCGATTTTGAGAGACAAAAGCCTTATCGAAGAAGTTTATAAGACATTCGTTGAAATTATGAATAAAAGAGGATGCCCGCCAAACATTGACAGCGTTACTCAACGGAAGAAATTTATATTCATAATCTTGTACCTGTTTTCTCCAAGCTCTCTTGCCGGTGGGAAAATGACTGCCGGATTACGTGAGGAAATGTCAAGGGTGTTGGGGGTTCAATCAAAGAGTACTATTTCCGACAATTGCGCTGATGTCGTGTTTCTGTATCAGAACTATGGAGATTTTAGCGGGAATATTGAGTATCTTTACACCGAAATCGTGAATCGTTTAAAATTCAAAGGGCTAATCAAGTGAAAGCCGGAGTTTAGTGCTCCGGCTTATCTGTTTTCTATTTTTTATATGGAGAGATGAACAAAACCATATCATCCTCAGATGCTTCATGGTCTGGAAGAGGGTATAATATTCTTTTATCAACGATAAAGTATTTAGTTCCACAGTCGGCTATAATGGTATCATCCCAACCATGAAAGGCTGAAAAATCTAATATGTCTCCAGCTATGGGGGCGACTTGTGTAGTGTATTCATAAGACATATTCCAATTCATATTAGATACATTGGAACTAAGGACAAAACGGCATTTATACTTTCCATTTACGTCACTGTCGTAAAATCTGCAATTTCCATCATCCTCTCCAATTAGTTTTATAATTGAAACATTTAAAACATCAGCTATCTTCTTGAGCGTATCAAGAGAAGGATATGATTTACCTGTTACAATGTTACTGACGGCTACCTTTGAGATACCAACCTGTTCTGCCAACCAAGCAGAGGTAACATTGCGTTTACTCATTATTTCTTTTATTCGTAAGTCCATAAATTAAACTTTATTTTGATGACTCCGCAAAGTAATGCAAACTTTATCATATAACCTAATATTGATAAAGTTTGATTTATTAAATATTCTTAATTGATAAATAAAACTATATCAAATATGTTGTTTTTGATAAAGTTTTCTTTATCTTTGCATCATCAAACAAGAAGTAATAACAATTAAAAGATATATGATTATGGCAACAAAGAAGATTGAATCAAAAAAAACATTAGCTTACGCAGTAGCATTTATATTTAATACAACAGGTAAGGTAAACTTTATGTTAGGCAATAAGATGTATCAGCATATAGATACTGTTTATGACCAAAGAGAAGATGGCAGAGGCTTCAATACTTGTGAGGTCGTTTATAACTACAAGGCTCAAAAATATGAGGTTCTAAGTGTAGATACAGAGATAGGTAACAAAGAAATTCAAATATTATAAGTTTAACCGGCAGGGCTTTTGCCCTGCGCAATATAGAAGATTATGAATACAAAAGAAATAGAAATTGGTTTGAGGTATAGAGTTTCAGGTGATTTAGCTAACGGTCACTATGCAGATGGCACACCTTGTATAGTACATGAAGATGTAGTAAGGGTGATAAAGAGAGTCACAGATACTCATGTTATTTGTGAGTGCGGTCGTAGGTTTATCATTAATGACAATCTCAAAATCGAGAAGTTCTAAGTTTAACCGGTAGCCTTCGGGCTACCACAATATACACGATTATGATAGCAATTTCAACTCAACTACTAAATAGTGATATAATTAAAAAACTACCTGATAATTATGGCATAAATAAAACAGGTGGTGTGATTCGGATGGATCAATTTCTATCTTTTATTACCGTGAAGCTAAATAAAACAGATGGTCTTGGTAGCGACATGGGGTGGTCGTACCGTAAAAACGACACAGGTACGTTGATTATTCAGGGTGGTGGTTACAAAGGCGTCGAATGGCTTGATTGTATACGATATGGTAAGAATCTTCAAAATCCTTATAACAACTTTGTTAACCTCTTTGGTGTATGGGATATTCTCAATGATAATGGTAGAACTTTCGTTCTGAACTATTACAAGAAAGATTTAGAAGAATTGATATTTGCAGAAGAACAGTCAATAGCATTCTATAATAGAAAAATATCTATTTGCGAGTCCAAGATTCAGCAGATAAATGAAATTATAAACTGTAAATAAATAATTATGGATAGAGGACAAGAAATAGAACTTGCTGCAAGTGCAACAGTAGGTAGCTTGAATAGCTTAGAGGGATTTGATAGAACTGATATGATAAATATGTTTGGTTCTGGCGTTACATGGGCAGATGCTCATCCTAAAGAATCCGAAGGGTGTAAGTTCTGCAATCAAGAAGAAGTTGTTACCCACAGGTCTAAAGAGTGTAATTTGAGTTATGATGGTGAAACTCTATGCGCAGACATTGATATACCATTAACTTGGGGTAGTGCAACTGGATATTATAGTTTTAGTATTAACTACTGCCCAATGTGTGGCAGAAAATTAAAAGGTGAATGATTATGGATATAGCAGAGATCAAAAGAAGAGTTGATTTGCTTAAAATGGCGAACAACAAGAAATATTGCCTTATACCCGAACTGGCAAAAGAACTGAAAGTGAGCAAGACCGATTTAATGCAATTTATTCTTGACAATCCGAAACTATTTCATACGGATAACCAGTGGACATACAAAGTGATGCCACGTTCTCAAAAAGTTGCGCCAAATAAAAACTTAGGCTTAGGTATAGAAGAGGTTTATATTTTACCCGAAGATAATTTCAGAACCGAGGAATGGCTGCAAAAACAGATAGTTGAGAAAGCGAAATATATTCATATCTCTGAATTTTGTTACTATGGCGTACAGGGATATTATGTTAGCATTGATAAAGAAGGTGATTCTAAATATAGAGAATGGCTTTGGCGTAACACTACATCTAAAGTGAAAGAAATTCAATCGCTTGGTGTTCTTCATAAAGATACTTTCTATACGGGCGGTTTTGGTGATAGCTCTGCGCATCCAGTTGATTACGCAATATCACCCGATGGTTTAGAGAAGCTAAAACAAGCCGGCTGGACTTTTAATCAATTAAATCCATTATCAAGATGAACTCAATAAACAAAAACGGTTGCAGTGTATGCCAACCCGGTAAAGAGAACTATTGCACTTACAACACCAAGTTGAGAGGTAAGAGAGTGAGAATGTACCAGTACGACTATCGTACAGAAGACGGTGAGTTGTTTTCTTGTTGTGCGCCTACCTTAGAGGCGTGCAGAGAAAGACGGGATCAATGGCTAAGTTCACGACAATAAGTCGATTGTCGTGTATAACGATTGAAGATATTTCGTTATCTTTGGTTGTGGTAGTACCTTTGGGGATACTATCGCGGGGTAGAGCAGTGGTCAGCTTGCTACTTTGACTTGGTAGAGGTCCGAGGTTCGAATCCTCGTCCCGCAACAATAATTATTAATTTATAAAATATACACGATTATGGAAATTTTGACGCTTAGTATTAAGCAAAGGTATTTTGATGAAATACTGGCTGGTAAGAAAACGCATGAATACCGTGAAATCAGACCTACCAATGCAAAGAAGTATATCACCTACCTATGTGGTGGTAAAGAATATAAAGTGGACGAAGAATTACCCGAAGAGGGTGAAATTGAACTAAATCCCATTAAGTATGATGCTATTAAATTTCTTACAGGCGAATATAAGGGGAAACGTCCTTATATGATTGTAGAGGTGAAGAACGCAGAAGCGTCAATTCTAACAGATGAGAATGACGAAGATATTGTTTATGAGCATCAAGGTGAAGAGTATCTCGCTGCACAGATTGATTATGCACTAGGTAAAGTCTTAGAGAAACATATAGATTGATTGTTTAATTTAAATTTTTATTGCTGAGTCGCAAAAAGAGTAAACAGAGTATCTGGACCGCGCCGGAATATGAATGGTGCAGGTGCAGGCGGTAGATTAGTTGCAAGAAGAGGAGGTGCGGCAGGCACGTCCCAGTTAGGTTCACGGAGACAGCGTTATAGTGACCTTCGCACTTCATTTGGACTATCGGGTGGTTAGCCATGAATAAGGTAGAACAAGCGAACCGGTATATAGACCTCATTCGAGAAAGATCGAGTGAGGCTTTACTGTTTTTATCCTTGGGTAAAGATTCGCTTGTTCTGCTTGATTTACTCTATCCAAAGTTTGATCGTATTGTCTGCGTGTTCATGTACTTCGTCAAAGACTTAGAACATATCAACCGTTGGATCGGCTGGACTAAAGCTAGATATCCGAAGGTTGAACTAACACAAGTACCTCACTGGAACCTTACTTATATTCTTAGAGGCGGTATGTATTGCGTGCCTAACCCTGATGTGAAGTTACTTAAACTAGCCGATGTCGTGAAAGCCATGCAGTTAAAGCATGATGTTTATTACACCTTCTTGGGTATGAAGAAAGCCGATGGTATGAATCGTAGATTAATGTTGAATGGTTACGAAGAAAAGGGGTATGAGAATAATGGTATGTGTTATCCTTTAGCAGATTGGACGCAAAAGGATATTCTTGCTTATATGAAACAAAATAACCTGCCTGAGCCGGTAAGATATGGCAATAAGGCAAGTAATGGTATTGGTTTCAATATTGATTGCTTTCTTTGGCTTCGTAGTAACTATCCAGCAGACTTACAGAAGATAATTAAGGCGTTTCCAATGAGTGGAAGAATTTTATTTGAGTATGATAATGGAACTAAGTAAGTATATAAAGAGTGATTCAGTAGAGCTTAACCGTTCTGCCATTCACTTTGCCAATTATAATCCGAGAAAACTTTCTGATGAATCACGCAAAACATTAAAGCGTGGTATTAAGAAGTTCGGCTTGGTAGGTGGAATTGTCGTGAACAAGCGAACCGGGTTAACCGTAGTCAGTGGGCATCAGCGTTTGTCTGTCATGGATGAATTGCAGAAATTCCCCGATAACGACTATCGTATTCGTGTCGATGTCATTGACGTGGACGAAAAGCAGGAGAAGGAACTAAATATTCTGTTGAATAACCCAAACGCACAAGGTACCTGGGATTTTAATGCTCTTGCACAGATTGTTCCTGACATTGATTGGAAAGACGCGGGCTTGACCAATGCCGACCTAAACACGATTGGCGTTGATTATCTATTACAGACAGAAGAAGAAAGCTCCATTGCTAATGCTTTGTCTGATATGATGTCACCCGTCACCGAACAGAAAGAAGCTGATAAAGCCGCCAAGCAGTTGGAGCGTGCCGAAAAAGTAGCCCACATGAAAGAAGTCAAGCAACAGGTCAAGGAGAATGCACAGAAGCAAGCTGAGGATATGGATGCTTATGTGATGTTGTCCTTTGATACCTATGAGGCGAAAGCTGCTTTCTGTGAACGATTCGGATATGATGTTGGGATGAAGTTTATCAAGGGAGAAATCTTTGATGAGCAAATAGAAAGGATAGATTGATATGCCAAATAGTGAATCTCAAAATATAAAAGGTCGTGGAGGAAGAAAGCCTAAGTTTGATTATACAAGCGAAGACTTTCTTTCTCTCATAGAAAAGTATGCCCAAAAGGGATTCACGGATAAGGAAATAGCTTTGGCTATTGGATTGTCACCGCAAAAGTTCTGTGAGAAGAAAGGGCAATACAAAGAATTAAGTGAAGTATTAGTGCGTGGGCGGGCAACGATTACTGCAGCCGTAAGGGCAAAATACCTTGCAATGGCTATGGGGGGAATAAAGGTTAAGAGTGAAACCCGTAGATTCATTCAAGAGAAATGCCACTGCATGGGAGAAGATGAAAAATGCCCAGCTTGTGGCGGGACCGGATGGGTAACGCTTACCGATAAATCCATTGTTCAAGAAACAATAAGCGAACTTGCTCCGAGTTTACAGGCTCAATCAGTTATTCTGTACCACTATGATGAAGATTGGAAGAAAACAGAGCGTAAGCTTGACGAAGAAGCTGACATTCCTACCGACATAAACCACGGTATCAGTATTGATTCATGGATTAAAGACAAACTGAAATGATAGAACCCCAGGCGATATACCACCCTCTGTACACCGATAATGAGAAATTCATTATCCTTATCACCGGTGGTCGCGGCTCTGGCAAGTCCTTTAATGCTTCCACTTTCATCGAACGGCTGACCTTTGAAATGACGGAAGCCGAGAAGATTGTTCATCAGATTCTCTACACCCGCTACACGATGGTTTCTGCCGGTATGTCTATCATCCCCGAAATGATGGAGAAGATAGAACTTGATGGAACAATCAAGTATTTCAAGACCACCAAAACGGATATAGTTAACAAGATGACAAAGAGCCGTATTATGTTCCGTGGTATCAAAACTTCTTCAGGGAATCAGACGGCGAAACTGAAATCCATCCAAGGTATTACCACTTTCGTCTGTGATGAAGCGGAGGAGTGGACGAATGAGGAAGAGTTCGATAAAATAATGCTCTCCATCCGTAAGAAGGGTATTCAGAACCGGATTATTATCATAATGAACCCGTGCGATTCCAATCACTTTATCTATAAGAAATACATTGAGAACACTCACAAACTTGTAGAGATTGACGGTGTGCAGGTTCAAGTATCCACTCACCCGAATGTACTTCATATCCATACTACCTATCAGGATAATTTGAATAATCTTTCACCGGAGTTCCTGAAAGAAGTGGAGGATATGAAGGTGAGTAATCCTGAAAAGTATGCTCACGTGGTTATCGGCCGCTGGGCTGATGTTGCGGAAGGTGCTGTGTTTAAGAAATGGGGAATTGTAAAAGAGTTCCCGACTTGGGCAAAGAAAGTGGCTCTTGCTTCCGACTGGGGTTATACCAACGACCCGTCAACAGGTATTCGTTGTGGCATCGTAGACAACCGACTCTATGTGGATGAGTTGTTCTATGAAACAGGAATGCTCACAAATGCCATTGCCGAAAAATTGAAGCCGTGGGGGCTGAAAGTCTACGGAGATAGTGCCGACCCTCGTTTGATTCAGGAAATCAAAAATAGGGGTGTGAACATCTATCCGGTAGATAAATTCCCTGGTTCTATTAAAGCCGGTATTGACAAGATACATGAGATGGAACTATTCGTTACTGAACGTTCATACCATATCATTGAGGAACTCCGTAAATATGTTTGGGATAAAGATAAAGACGGGCATTATATCAATGAGCCGGTAGACGCTTGGAATCACTGTATCGATCCTATTAGATATTATATCTTGGGACATATTTTGGGACGTATTTTGAAGCCGAAAGATTTAACTGGAATATTCACACACTAAAAATATAGATTATGCCATTAACGCTTGAAGAAATATTAGCATTGCCTGACATCGGGCAGAAAATAAGCTACTTGAAGAAAGGTAGAAAAACCGAGCTCCCCGACCGTTGTGAACTTTGGGACGACTGGAATCCCGAACGCCATGAAATCATGGTGGATAAAAAGAAGTACCCAGACAGAAAAGTGCTTGAAAAAGAAGCGGAGAAAGTTTTCGATGAAGAGACCGGTAAAACATACGAAATTGAAGCGAAGTACAAGGACGAACCGGTAAACCGTATTTCTATTCCATTGGAACAGGATATAGTGAACATTCAAACAGCTTTCACGGTCGGCACAGAACCGTCTATGGATTGTACTCCGACCGACGATGACGAAAAGAAGCTGTTGGATGCGGTCAAAGCTGTATTCAAGTCCAATAAAATCAAATACCAGAATAAGAAGATAGTTCGTGCCTGGTTATCCGAGCAGGAAGTAGCGGAATATTGGTACGTAACCGATGATGATTCGTTCTGGGCGAAGTTCTGGAAGAAAGTTAAGACTACATTCGGAGGCAAGGTAAAACCTACCAAGAAGCTGAAAAGCGTATTATGGTCTCCGTTCCGTGGGGATAAGCTTTATCCGTTCTTCAACGATGAAGGTAAAATGATTGCTTTCTCACGTGAGTACAAAAAGAAGCTCATGGATGATTCGGAAGTCATCTGCTTTATGACTATTACGGACAAGATGGTTTATCAGTGGGATTTATCTAAGGGGTACGAAGAAAGAATAGCTTTCGCTCATGGATTCCCCAAACTGCCGATTCTCTATGCCTATCGTCCCGAACCTTATTGCAAGAAGATAAAGACCTTCCGTGTCCGATTAGAGAAACTGTTATCCAATTATGCCGATTGCATAGATTATCATTTTTTCCCATTGCTAAAATTAGTCGGTGATGTGGAAGGCTTTGTCGGGAAGAATAAAGACAAAATCGTGAAGCTTACCGGGCAAGGTGCAGATGCTCAATATTTGACGTGGAACCAAGTCCCAGAAACAATACGTTTTGAAGCCGAAACACTTACGAACAACGCTTATGATATGTCCAATACTCCAAGAATATCCTTTGAGACATTGAAGGGCGTAGGCAAAGCATCAGGAACCGCTTTCCGTTTCATGTTTATGGGTGCCCATATGAGCGTAAGTAATCATGCAGAGGTGATAGGAGAGTTTCTGCAACGAAGGGTCAATTTCCTTGTTTCCGCTTTAGGGGCGATTAATCCAACTGAGTTCAACAAGGCATCACAGACGATTGATATCGAGACAGACTTGGTTCCTTTTATGATTGATGACTTGAACGATAAGGTGGCTACTGCCGTTTCTGCTGTGGGTGGCGGAGTATGGTCCAGGCGTGAGGGGATTATGTTTGCTGGAAATGCTGATAGAATTGATGAAGAGTTGAAAGAAATCGAGGAAGAACAGAGTTTGAAAAATGAAAAGGTGATTTCTGCTACAAAAGAATGACTTTTGGTTAATTGTGAATAGATAGCGGAGCTTTTCAGTCCCGCTTTTTTATTGTGTATAATTCGATATTATAAAATATTTATGCTATAATAGTTTTATAATTCAAAATTATTTAGTACTTTTGTATCAAATGAACAACGTATGAGAATAGTATCACATAAAAAGCTGAAAGATTTCTATGAAACCAAAGGTTATGAAGATTCACGCATAGCCTTAGAGCGTTGGTATGATATAGCAGAAAAAGCCGAATGGAAAAATTTGTCTGATATAAAGGTTGATTTTCTTTCTGCTGACTATGTAGGCAACCAACACTACGTTTTCAATATCAGAGGCAACAACTATCGGTTGGTTGTCGTTGTTAAGTTTACAATTGGGTACGTCTTCATTCGCTGGGTTGGTACTCATAAAGATTATGATAAAATAGATTGTTCAACCATTTAAGATATAGGATATGAATAAAGTAACGAAAGAACAATATGAATTTGCACTGGCGAGAATAGAGGAACTTTTGCCATTGGTTGATGATAACACCCCTGCAAACGATAAGAATGCAGTGGAGCTCACTGTTATGTCCGATATAGTGATTGCTTACGAGAAGGAGCATTATCCGATAGAAAAGCCGACCGTTGCGAAATTGATAGAATTATCTCTTGAAGAAAAGGGGATGACGCAGAAACAACTTGCCGGTGAGATCGGAATAAGCCCTTCACGTGTTAATGACTATCTTTCTGGACGTTCGGAGCCAACATTGAAGATAGCAAGACTTCTTTGTCGGGTATTGAATATTCCTCCAGCTGCAATGCTTGGATTTTAAACTGAAAAATATAATACTAAGTATAAATTTCATTTTGATACTATGAGTGAAATAAAGATTGGTAATGATGATTTTATCCTTTATATAAGGAAGAATCAGAGGGCAGATGGGTTGATGTCTAAAACAAAGAATGATAGAATTGGTCGGATGATATGGGAATTTATTAGAGATAATAAATTCGGAAAGAAAGTTTCAGAGGATAGTGTTTCTTGCATTTGGAATCCTATAGGATGCAATGATGATGGCTTTGGACTTCCTAAAAATGCAACCCAGTTTTATATTGATACTTCAAAACTGGAAGTTATTTATGATGAATTGTATCTAATGTCTCAAAGATAAGTTTTTATAAATTCAAAATGTAGCCGTGTTCCTTTATTAGTTCACGGTTTTTTTTATTCTATTTCTTCACAATCTCTTCTTGGTGAATTCTACACCATCTAATTATTTCCCTTCCACCTACTTACTTCCTACTTTTATACCGTATTCACGACAATGGTTCTATTGTCGTGAATAGGAAGCTTAAATATTTACTAATCATCTGTATTGGTGGTATTTTTACTTCTGCAAATTGAAGCTCAAATTTTAATTCATACAGTATGACAATTTTAGAACAAATCTTAGCGGGCCTCCAAACCAAGTTTACTGGGGTGGATGCTGCTATTCTCACCCGAATTGCCACTAAAAAGGCAGAGGGTGTAACGGACGAGACAAAGGTAAACTCTATTGTTGAGGGTATCAGCTTTTCGGACGTGTTAAATTCTTATGGTGATTTCCGTGCAGGGGATGCTACCCGTACTTCTGTCCAGAACTACGAGAAGAAGCATAACCTTAAAGATGGTAAGCCAATAGAGAATCCCAATCCTAACCCAAATCCGAAGCCGGAAGACAAGAAAGATGATGTACCTGCATGGGCACAAGCTTTGATTGATTCAAATAAGAATCTTTCGACTGAACTTTCCGCTTTAAAGCAAGAAAAATTACAGGCTACCCGACAGGAGCAGATTATGGCAAAGGCAAAGGAGTATGGTATTCCCGAAACATTCGCAAAGCGTTATGCGATTCCCGATGATGCGGACTTAGATACTTTTTTCAAGGACGCAAAGCAGGAACTCGCTAATATAGGCTTTAGCGGTGTGAACCCTCCCGAATCAGCGGAGACGAAGATTGAGAAAGAAAACGAATCTATTGCTGGTATGATTTCGGAAGGTACAAAAACGATTGTTGAATCTAAAAAGTAAATTAAATGGCAGCAGGTACACATTATGACTTGAAACCGGATTATAAACCGGAAGAGTTTTACCGTGTTGAGACAGGTGTGAGAAAGAGCGGTCCTTGGAAGTTGGACATAGCCAATTTGGTTGTTGGTTCTTTCTTACCCGTATTCACCCCGGTTCAGGCTGATTCGGTAAAACGTACATTGATTCCGGTTCGCAACGTGAAGGTTGTAGAAGCCTACACGACCGGAGCTGATGCTTTATCAATCAAAATTGCAAAGGAATCGCTGGCTTATGTCGGCATGTTTATTGGAAGTGGTAAAAAAGGAGCGAAAGTAGTCGCTATCGACAAGACTAACAAGGGCTATGATGTCCTGACTATTGAAGCGGCTTTCGGTGAAAATATCGCTAAGGATGCAGTTTTATTTGAAGCGACTGCAGTAGCAGGCACAGTGAAGAAGAATACAGCGAACTTCGTTCTTTATGATGCGAAGAAAGTTGAGAACGATGGAGCGGTTCTTTGTACTCTCCTGATGCAAGCCTATGAGGTAAAGGAAAGAAAGTTAGTTCTTCCGATCCATGAATTGGATAAGGTGGGATTGACAAGCCGTTTCCAGTTTGAGTATTAATCATTAAAAGTTTAGATATGAATTTGACCATACAAACTTTATTCACAGACCCCGCAATCGTTAAGGCGATTATCGACCGTGTGCTTCAGATGAGATTGGACACAATCTATTGGAAGCAATACGGAGATTTCTTGGAAACTAAAACCCGTGTTTTTAAGACTTATCTTGGAACAGTAACGGGTGTTGTTGCTGGTTCTATTATTGGCAAGAACGATCAGAAACCGTTAAGGGAAAGGCGTTCACTCGGAAGCGGTTATACTGAAATCGCTTACTTGGGCGACCGTTATCAAATGGATATCGAACGTTTGTCGCAGTTGCAGGATATCATTGATAAGTTCAATGCTGCCAATACTGCAGAACAAAGTACAATCTTACAGGAGATTATCGACTTTATTGTTGATGATTATCGTCAGATTTTACTTGCTCCACACAAGCGTATGGATATCGTTGTTCCTGGATTATTGATGACTGGTAAAGCACAGGTTCACTTGGCTGACAACAAAGAAAATATCGAGTTGCTTGATATCGAGTTGCCGTTCCACTTCCTTACTCCAGAAGCTGCAGTAAAGGATAAGTTTATCTCTTACTTACAGCAGGAGATTCAAAAACTGAAAGCTAAATACGGTGTGTTCTCCAAGATGATTATGTCTCGTGGCACATTCATGAAGAACATTGTAGGTGCTTCCGATTTCGGGGATAAATTCAAGATGATTCTTGGCGAGCGTGAGTTCATGGTTAACGCTGGATTGGTGACTGACCAGATGGCCTCCAGTGTATTTACCGGCATCGGGCTTCCTGCTATCGAGATCAAGGAGGACTATGTAGAGAATCAGGCGGGCGAGAACGTGCAGATTTATGCTGATAACCGTATTACCCTGTTGCAGACTGATAAGGTGATGAAGATGCGCCACCATAAGCCGTATGTAATGACCGATCCGGTTCCGGGACGTTCTTATAATACCGCTGAAGGTCAAATGTCGGTATGCAACTATCGTGACGAAGAAGGTCGATACATGGAGTACACTGCTGAGTGGATTCCTGAGTTTACTTCTCCGAATAAGATTGTGAATTTCGATTTATCAACCATGAACGCTATCCCGGAGGGATAAGGAGGATTCTATGAAGATTAAAGTGATTAATATTTTCTGCGACAAGTTTACTGGCGAAGTGTATAATCCGGGTACAATCCTCGATTTTGAAGACGAAGCCCGTGTGAAAGATCTTTCGGATCGCAAACTTGCCGAAGTTATTGAAGAGAAGAAAGCCTCTAAGGGGATTGTTCTCTTCGAGCAGGAGTTTGAAAAGAAAGACGTTGTAGAAGCATTGAAGTCTATCGGTGTTTCTGTAACTGCAAATATGAGAGAGGGAACACTTCTTTCTAAAGCAGGCGAACTGGATGAAGAAAAGACTTCTGCTTTGAAAGAAGCATTAGGTATCGAATAAAAGGGATAGGGTAGTATCTCTACCCTTCCATTGTTTAATTTTATAAATAAGTAAAGAGATGAAGAATTTTATTTTTGCCATGTGTGGCTTTTTGATGATGTCCTTAGTTTCGTTGGGCGTACAGGCATCAAGTTTTAGCGAACCTATTTTGCCAAAATCAGATGTCGTGATGGTTGATGTTGGTCTGCCGATGATTCAGAACGAGGTCGTTAAAATCGTTCCTATGGATTACTTGGTGTTAACAGCCCCGCAACCTGTATTTGTTATTGCTGAAAGTCCGGCTATTCAAAGCAAGCTGGTTACTGTTCCTAAATATCCGTTCCGATACGTATATAAATCGAAGCATTGTACGCATTATAGTTACACTGCATATAGTAGATTGATTACACCATACTAAGATGACGGTAAACGACTACATACAACAGAAGTTTCAGACATTCGGCATTCAGGTGTCGGAGGCTGACCTTTTGGATATGTGTCTTACATCGAAGATAAGCGGAGAGGATGAGATGAATCAGGATTGCTATATTCGCGTACACGTATGTATCGCCCGGTTTATCCCATCTCTTTTACTTCGACCCGTTTCAATGGGAGAGGGGGGAGTTTCAGTCTCTTGGAATTTTGACGGAATCAAATCCTATTATTTCTTTCTGTGCAAACAATATGGATTGAAGGATGAATTGTCTAACAAACCTAAATGTACATTCCTATGATACCTAATTTCAGACCTCGCATATTGCAATACCAGGTAATCATCGAAGGCTACGAAGACTATCTAGGCGATTATCATCCCGGCACATCTTTCTTTGAAGGTAGTATTCCCTGCCGATATGAACTTAACAATAAAGCTAATCAGATGACTTTTGAAGATGGTAAGGTATATGTGTATCAATATGTGGTTTATCTGAATCAGAATTGTAGAGAGTTCAAGATAGGTGATGTTATCCGGCTATTAAACAATGGGTGCGTAATAGCTGAAAAACAGGTTCAAGGTTTTCACAGAGGACAATTAAATGCAAAACTATGGCTATAAGAATGACTACATCATTGTCGGAGATTAATGCTATGTTTGATACAGGAACTAAACAGATCGATTCGGTTACTATTCAGGCTTTGGCGAATCTAGGTAATGAGTGCGTGACAGAGGCTAGAGATAGATCACAAGAAGAAAGCTGGTTTAATCAAACTGGAAATCTTCGAAGCTCTGTTGGTTATGTCGTTGTTGCTCATGGGGAGATTGTGAAGACGTCCGGCTTTGAAACTGTCTTAAGTGGTTCAGAAGGATCGAAAACAGGTAAGGAACTAGCTGTTAGACTTGCTAAGAACTACTCAAGCGGATATGTGCTGATTGTCGTTGCTGGTATGCATTATGCCGAATATGTAGAAGCTAAAGATAGTAAGTCTGTTCTTGCTTCTGCAGAACTGTTGGCTCATGCTGAATTTTATCATATGATGGAGAAACTTAAAAGTCAGGTAGTAGGATGAAATCGGATATTGAAATAAAGGATGATGTTTACAAAATAATCAAAGGGTCTGAACTGGAGAAGGCTGTTACCGGGAAATTGAGCAAGACTCTAAGACCGCTTAACTCAGGCAAGGAAGATATTGTCATTTCTATGCTTGACAATGGCAAAGGACAGATTCAGGAAGCTTTTGTAAATGTGAATATCTATGTTCCCGATAATCTACGTGATGGGCAAGCTGAGGAGAATTCAGTCCGTCTGCGTCAACTCTGCAAACTGGCCGCTGAACTTTTAGAAGTGCAACGTGGAGAAGATTACCGTTTCACGCTGGATAAACAAAGGGTAATGGAAGTGAACGGTAAGAGCGAGCACTTCATCAATAACAAGTTATTGTATAAACAAGTAAACGAATAAGTATTATGGCACAATTATCATGGGGAAAACCCAAAATTGAATTTGGAAAGCTGGGTGCTGATGGAGCTGCACCTACTAAATGGGATAAGTTAGAATACGATCCGGTAGAAAACTCTACTAAACTAACGACAAGCAAAGGAGAGAAGAAGGAAGCTAAGGTTGAAGGCGGGGAAAATGAAGCGGTGAAGTATTCCAGAAATACATACGCTTTTGAGTTCGAGATCCGCGCGGCCAAAGGTAGAAGTAAACCTATCGAAGATGAGGATGGAGTAGTCAAGGAAGAATATGCTGTCCGGCTTACTCCTGAAGATTCGTCTGTCGAAGGGATTCTGATTGATCGGGCAACTGTTTCAGTAGAAGATACTTTCGATACGTCAGAAGGAAAGAAATGGAAATATACTTTTGACGCATTGAAACCTGCTACCGGCAATCAGGTTAAACCCTATACCGCAAGTGCTCCTGCACCTGAAGGTTAATAAAAGATTGTTTTCAGAAAAGAGTGCTTTAGCTGGCACTCTTTAATTATTTAGCACTATGGAAGATAAAGAATTGCTTGAAATGAACATTGCTGATACCATCATTGAGAGACCTGTCGGTTTCAATATTGGTAGTCAGCAATTTTATTTATATCCTCCTACGTTGGGGATAACTTATCACCTGGCAAGATTGTTCAGGAGCCTGGAGGCTGATGCCAGACTGATATCTGCTAATCCATATTTGGAAGCCATTCGGTTATGTACCGAAAAGAAGGAGATTGTTTGCCGAATACTGTCTAACTATACGTTCAACCGGAAGGAAGATGTCTTTGATGGTAGTAAGGTGGAAGTACGAGCGAAGGAATTCTCTGAGTTAGCAGCAGAAGAACTCGCTACCATATTTACAATCGTTCTGTCCGGAGATAATACAGAAGAGTTTATCAAGTACTTTGGAATAGACAAAGAACGCTTAGAACGTAGCAGGATAGCCGCAGTAAAGAAAGATAATAGCAGCGTTACCTTTGGAGGCAATAGTACCTATGGGACATTGATAGACTTTGCTTGTCAGCGTTATGGATGGACGATGGATTATGTCATGTGGGGAATCAGCTATGCTAATCTAAAGATGCTCATGGCTGATGCTATTACTACTGTCTATTTAAGTGAGGATGAACGAAAGAAGCTGAATATCTACGATGATAGTGAGGTGATTAATGCAGATGATCCGAAGAATAGGGATTTGATGCGAAGAATGCTGAGCGAATAGTACTTTTGGGAAGGACATGTTAAAGAGGAAAGGGTAAAGTAAAAGCCAGAGGAATCCGGCTTTTATTTATTCTGCTAGTTCTTCTACCAAATGTTTTTCTAAAGGAAAATCACGACCGACCTTTAATATAATATAGTTTTTGATATCTTTTACATGAGGGGTGATGATACAGTGTTCTCCACAAATACCACATATGGGATCATCAGGGTTATCAGAAGTGACTACTCCATTATGGCATTTTGGACAAACGATTTGTATGTTTTTGACATGATACAATTTGCTCATTTTATTTTTATGCCAACTCCAGCTGATTTCATAATCCCATAATAAATCTTGTGTATATTTGGTAAATTCTGGTTTGCGATTAATGCACCAAACCAAAAGTCGAGTTAAAACTGCTGTTAGTATGATGATAATGATTAACCAATAAGCGAATATGTTTAGTTCATTAGATAGAAAAGTACTAAGCCACGGGATTTGGATAAATTCTTCTCCAGCTAATCCTATAAGTGTGGCTATCAATGAACATGAAACCCCTTGAAACCAAGCGTTGTTTAATAGTTTATTCCATTCCATATTATTCCTCCATCTTAAATTTAGTACTCTATTTAATTAACTCAGCTTCTAATAGATAGCTATTAGGCTTTAGCTTCATTTGATAATACTTTATACTTCGACCTTTCAAAGAGTTTTTTACCAGTTCTTTGTCTGATTCCGGCATTCGAAGGCCAAAATATATCCCAGTGACGGATTCGGGTGATATTCCAAATAAGCCAGAGGAATATAAAGTTATTCTAATTTCTTCTTCACGTTCCCATGCCATTGATTTAGTAGCGATTAAGCATTTTATAAATTGTGTATCATCTACTAAATTGTTAGTTATGCTATTCATTGAAAATTCTGGGGTATCATTTTTATATTGAACATTTAAAACGCTGTGCAAATGTCCATTTGATAAAGACTTTTGTAGCTGTTCAGAATCATATTCAATACAAAAGCCTTTATGTCCATTAGTGTAATATGCCCATAGTAATTCGTTAACGACTGTTTTACTTAAAGAGAATATTCCCAATTCAGTTCTTGCTTGTGCTATTATCTTTGCATAATTATCTTTTGCTATATTTATAGGAAGTCCACTTTTCTCCATGAGATTAAAAACTTCATACATCTTACTATCATTGACTATAGTCTCGGCTGGATCATTAAGATTCTGTACGGTTGGCGCATATATTTGATTATTGACAAGAGTCAACAAATCTCTATATATATCAGCTCTGTATTTATATAATTTCATAGTATTGAAGCTTGTTGTTAAACGCTCCATCCTCTGTTTGGCGACGGGATGGGGCGTTTGTATGTTATTTGGGTGTTATTATAATGATGACATTTAAATTGTTTGTTTTTCTTTTTAAATCGTTTTCTATTCCAATAGGATTAGCAACTCTACTTTCTGGGTCATAGACGAAACAAACTAGAGTTTGGCAATCGGGATGCGCAGTATACCTTTCTATATCGATCATTAACTGTTCGCCAACCTCTTTTGCTACTAAGCCTTTTCGAGTTTTCTTTACCTCAATAACAATTTGCTCTTGTTTGAGAAGGAAGTCCATACGGGAAGCACTACCAGCATAACTTGGTGTCCATTCTTCAGCACGTACATCATCAAAATCTACTTTCAATAGGGCATGAAGTAAATCTTGTACATCATATTCATCTTCAATTTCAATAGTCTTTCGATTACTATGGCGTTGCCTTACTTGACGAGCTACTTGATGAAAGCGGTTACATATTTTCTGTACTACATTAATGGCATGTTCTACGTTTATGACGTCATCCTTGTCATCTTCCCAAGTGTTGATTTCTGTAATCATTCCCGACATCATAGTATCACAACATTCTAATCCGTGAAGATATGTTTTTCTTTTTTCTTCAGAGGAAAATTCGGGTGATAGTTCATCTCCTACAATTACTCGAACACTAGATGAGTTAGGATTAAAAGATTGCTTATTAAATCTTTTATAGTAATCGGAATCGATTCCAAAAACAGCTTTTATCACTGCTTTAGTTTGCTCTCTCCAAATTTGAAAATCTTTGCTTGATTCAGCAAATGGTTTAATATCTTCTATTCTGCCTTGTTGATTGGTAACAAGTTCTATAGCTTTTTCTTTCTTCATTGTTGCATTCTTAGGGAAGTGGAGTTAATTTATATTTGCCTTGAAATAGCACTTCTTTTATGGGTAAATTTGTCATGTCTCCATTCCAATAATGATCTGCGGCTATTTTAATATCAATAGCTCTTACTGTAGATGTATTTATATTTTCAAGCCACATCATATCTCCAATAAAACTATGATATTCCTCAATGATTTCAACTTTGCATAATTGTGAATATTTCATTCCTGGATAACTCTTGAAATATTTGCAATTTTCTTTTTCTAAGAAAAAATACGAACATTCTGTACCTTTTACTTCTATTGAGGAAGGACGGCACATTTCATAGACTGTGGGCCAAATACAATTTATTTGTATTGGATCAGAAGGATTTAATATGCATTTACCGAATTTATTTATATGCATTGTATATATATCATTAATGGCTTTTCCAAGTAATAAGCCATTTTGTATTGAATATTCTGCTATTTCTTCCATGATATTATAGAGCCTCTGATAATGTGGGCTTCGGCGGATGTTATTTCTAGTTAATGTGTCTACTTCTACTCCAATCTCCTTTGGGTTAACCTCTAAACGATATAATTCCATACTCTTATTCCTCCTTCATTTTAAGAACCTTCTTTAAATCATCGAAAGAGTTGATTCGGTAAATTATACCTTTATATTCTACATGCCCGCATAGCTCCTGAGAATTTGAGGTGAATAACTCAGTGATAGGAATATTAAGGGAATTAGCTATACGCTCCAAAGTATCAAGAGTCGGACTTGATTTCCCATTAACGATATTACTCATATTAGCTTGCGTGATACCTACTTTAGAAGCAAACGCACTTATAGACTCATTTCTGTCTTTCAAAATGTCTTTCAATCTTAAACTCATATTATATCTTATTTAATATACCGCAAATATAAGGAATATATTGTATTTAGGATAAAAAACGATTAAATTATATTGTTATTAGTATATTTTAACTTTAAAAGTAGTATTTGTTATATTGCTTGCAGTATATTTGTAATATCGAAAACGATATAACAAATATAATCATTCTTAAAACATACAATTATGAAACGCTACAACCTATCCCAGATCATGAAAGACGCTCATAGATTATATAATAATGAGTATCAAAGAAAAGGTCGCTCTTGGGGCGAATGTCTTCAAGCTGCTTGGCGTTGGGCAAAAGATGCTGCTAAGGTACGTGCTGAAAAAGAAGCTAAGTTACAGGCTATGATTGAGGCAAGCTGGACGGCTCATAACGAGAGAAAGAACCAACCGGCACAATCGGATAACTTAACCTGGTTTGACTGCTACAATTCAAACAGCAAAGGCTATATGGGTTCTCAATATTGTGGTGATTAAAATGAAGAAAGAAAGGAGCCAATATGTTTGAGCCAAAAACAAAAGCCATTACCCGATGGGGACTTACTATTCGAGGTACTGATGTGTTTTTTCCAAAAAAGGAAACAACTATAAAGATTGGAAGATTGACACTAAAGATGAATCCGGAAACTCGAATGTTTGAGGAATACCGGCTTTGGGATTTAACTTCGGGTGTTCCTGAATTGATTGATGAACAGAGATTTGATAGAACGATTTTAATTCAATAAGAAATCCAGTCTGAACATTTAAAAATTGTGGCACCTAAAGCAGATTATTATGATCGTACTCTCATGGCTAAGAATACAGTTTCTACTACTGTTATTGCTAAAGAACTTGGAATGTCTGCTGTCACCCTTAACAGAAAACTGAAAGAAATGGGTATTCAATATAAGGTAGGTCAAACGTGGGTTCTAACTGCTAAATATCAGAATATGGGATATACTGATACTCAAACGTACACCGAAATAATAGATGATGAAACTCGTTCATACGTCAGCACTGTTTGGACTCAAAAGGGCAGAGAGTTTATTCATAGTCTCTTCCGGGCAAACAAAGAGGCTTCCTTATTTGGTAATGTGTCAGAGTTAAAAATCACCTTACAGGAAGAGGACGATTTAAAAACGAGAGTAAAGTCACTTGGGAAACCTATTTTAAGCGATATAAAGCAAATACCGTTATTGCTTGACAAGTACAAGATGCTGATTGCTAAAGATACGCTTTCGGTCTATGAGAGAAAGGTGTTTTTGTTTGTGGCTATATCTCTATTCGATCCAAAAGCTTTGGCAGGTAAGAAAATGAAGCATGGACTTAGAGTCATTCTTGGTAATTCGTTTGGCTTGGATGCCAAGACTACTATTTCCGATAACATGAAGAACATTTCCGATTACTACGACCAAAGTTCCAAATTCAGAAAAGACACCAAACAGGCATATATGTATGTAAGTGGACTTCATGCAAACTAAAGAATAATGCGCACGTCAACTTAATGACGTGCGCATCACTTTATTTTAGGCGCATTGGGGAAAATTGTGTCTGAAATCAAAGAAAAGCAAGAAATATAGTTGAGTAGTTAAATATTGTTTCTACATTTGTGTATTGTTTAATGTTAAAAATACACGATGATGAGAAGACTAATATTTTTATCTTTTATTTTATCTTTTGTATTAATTGGTTGTACAGATGATGACAATAAGGAAATATCAAATATTGAAAAAGTTATTTTAAACATCTCTTATGACACAGATGGAGATAGCCCTTCGGGGGAAGCTTGTATTTATTTTATAGAAAATATTAATATAGAAGATATTGAACCAAATTTTATGTCAATGTCCCTAAAAGGTACAGAAGGTAAAATGGTTCATCCAATAAAGACTATTTATTTCGATAAAAATTCCCAAAATAAAGTTCAATTAGTAATTAATTGGAGTGAACTTCCCGATTTAGTACCATACGGCTTTCCAAAAGAAGGGAAATACGTTATTGCTATTAAGCTTGATGCCGAACTAATGGCTGCAAAAAGAATTACATCTAAGATTTTTAATATTCAGAATGATTTGACAATAGACAAAGTTTTTAAAAGAGAAGGTGCTTTTGGAAAATACAAGTATGAGGAATGGTAGATAGATATAAATCAAGCAGATAGATTGCGCTCCAGTAATTCTTTCCCAATACAAGACCGATTTTGTTTTCAAATTAAACTTATCAATATCCATTTTTCTACCAAAATTTACATAATAAAAGCCGGAGCATTAAACTCCGGCTTTATTGTTCATATTTGATGTTGAAGCAAATGTTTCTGAGTGTGGGGCCCCCTTTATTTGTTATGACATGATTTCATTTATTTTATCAAAAGAATCAAAACGGGAGAAATCAATAATATACTTATTGCCTAACTTAGCTAATTCTTTTTCGTATGCTTGACATTTTTCTTTATATTTTATCTCATAAGTGTCTTTTGCTGGTTCTGAATTCATTCCCGCATTTTTAGTTTCTTTATGTAATCTTGCAACATCATTTACATAGCATTTGTTATAAATTTCAAACGCCTTATCAGGATGTCCAAATATAATTTCTTTTTGTGCAGCTTCAAATGAAGTATCTGCATTATTAATTAGATTGCTTTTTATTCTTTTTACATTGTCTGTCATTACCCATATTTTGAAAAAGAGGATAATTTGGAGAATACCAAAGATGATTATTATCCATCCAATAAGATTTTGCATGTCTTCCATGATTGTTATTTTTTAAGTTAAACATTTCACAAAACTACAAAGAAATCCCATTCCGTCAAATTTTATCACGACAATCTTTCCAATGTCGTGTATCTGTAATCTCGAAAATAGCAAAATCACCTCATTCATTCTATTTTTATCATATATTTCACAATGGACTAATGGTGAAGTCTTTGAGCTGAAAAAACTCACAGAAAAGCTATTGAGTATCTATTTTTGAGGAAATATCCAACATTAAGGCTATTGTTGGATATTGAATAAGCGATTTTAGTAGAGATAGTGGGAGAGTGGTTAATTTTGAACATTAATTAAAATAAAAATATATGGCAGGGTTGAATTTTGATATTACGGCAAATAATTCTGATTTCCTTAAAAAAACAGAAGAAATAAAGAAGGGAATTAGAGAAGCTGCAAGAATTATAGAAGAAGAAGGCAAACGTTTGGAAGGATTCGATTCAGAAGTATTGAAGATGTGTACTAATCTCAATAAATATTTTGATAGCTTATTAGATAAAATAGAAGTGATGGCTTCTATGCTCCAGATTGGAAAAGTTGAGTTAAGTGCCCCTTCTGTAAAATCAGATGGCGTTTCTGTACAGCAATTAGATGAATTGCGCTCCAAGAATGCAGAATTGACGGCAGAATTAGAAAAACAAAGAGAGGAGATTCGGACACAGCAAGAAGAATGGAATAAACTTGCTACAGCTATCAAATCAAATAATGTAACTGCTATCGAGCAATATAAGCAGGCTACAAACTCTTCTTCTGATTCTGTGAAAAAAGCAAAGGTGGAGTTAAAAGACTTGACTAAGGATTTGAATGAGAATATTAAATACTATGATAAACTAGCGTCACAAATTGCATCCTATAAGTCCATTCTGGATAGGTTGTACACAGCTAAAGGCAAAGGACTCACTCGTGTTCAAATAGGTGATGGAGCCACTGCATTGATATCAAGTGAATTAGAACGATTTAAACCACAACTTGATGATGTAATTCAAAAAAGTAAAGAAATAGCCTCTCAGATATCAGAACAAAGAAAGAGACAAACCGAGCTTAATACAGTTATTGAACAGGGAAACGCAAAACACTTAAGAACGCGTACTCTTATCATGGATGCCCGTGAACAGCTAATTCAGATGCGTGCTTCTGGAATGCAAAATACGATACAATATCAACAGGCAGGGGAGGAGCTAGGCAAAATGCGTTTGCAAATGAAGCTTGTAAATGCTGAAATGGAGTTTCTTGCTAATCCTAACAAAGGTCTTGCTACACTAAAAGCCGGTTTGTCAGGTGCTGCTACATCTGCAAGTTTGGTTGTTGGTGTTATGGGCTTGTTTAATGATAAGAGTGAAAAGATGGCTGAATTGCAGACTAAGATTCAATCATTGATGGGGATAGTTGTCGGGTTGGAAGGAACTTATGGAATGCTTAAGAAATCCAATACCGTGATGCTCGCAATTGAGAATGTCCGTCGTAAAGCTATTATTGCATCTATGGCGTTAGAGAATAAAGCTAAGGCTACTAATATTGCGTTAACGCGGAGCGAAGTTACTGCTCAAAAAGCGTTTAATCTTGTGGCGAAAGCAAATCCTTACGTGTTGCTGTTTACTGCAATAGCAACTGTTGTTGGAGGAGTATGGCTACTTATTGATGCAAACAAGAGAGCTCGTAAAGAATTGGAAGAATTTAATAAATCTGTTGCTGAAACGGCCGTTACTCCGATTGCTAAAGTAGAGGAACTCTCTATTAAATGGAATAGGCTTGGAGATAACTTGGTGGCTAAAAAGAAGTTTATTGAAGACAACAAAAAGGCATTTAATGAGCTAGGATTGTCTATTCTTGATGTAGTAGATGCAGAAAACCTCCTGAATAATAATAAAGGTGCGTTTATTAGTGCGATGATCGAAAGGGCTAAAGCTGCACAATATATAAAACAACAAGAAGAAAATATAAGGGCATTAGTTGAAGCCGAACGTAATATCGAAGCAACAAAAAAACTAAAGTTTGAAGATTTTTCTAGTGGAGGTATTTATATATCAGCAGAAGAACGAAAGAATTCTGCTATTGCTGCTGCTCAATATAAATATGATGAGATTGCAAAAAAAATAAAAGAAGGTTACGCACTAGCTGCTAAATCGGAAGAAGAGGGATCTAAAATATTAGATAATGCGAGAATAAAAAGCACTAAAAATGCCGAAAATCTAGTTGATGATTATACCTATAAAATGATGACTGGATTAGATCGAGGGAAGAATAATTTCGATTCCTTTGCTAAAAATATATCAAAAGGATATGAGTCTTTATTGGATAAAATGAAAGACAATACTACTACTTTCTCTCAAAAGATAAGTGCATTATTTAGCTCTTTTTTTAGTCCAGATAAGATAATAGAAGAAGGGCGATTAACCATTGGAGAGCGAATTACTCAATTAAAGTCTGACTATGTTAATGCACAGAATCAGTTAAAAGTATTAAGGAAATACAATTCTAAGGCAACACAGAAAGAGATCAATGACGCAGAAACAGAGGTAAACAAAATAGCTGGCATATATAAAAAAATAACGGGCAAAGAAATTAATAATCCGAAGGAGCATAACTCTATTGTAGATCAGCAAAAGAAAATCTCCGAACTTTTGGATAAGCAAAAACTTGAAAGGAAACGTAGAGATGAAGATTTGGAAAATCAGAATATTCAGTCTTATATTGATACCATAGCAGAGGGAGCAGATAAGATACGTAGACAAAGAGATCTAGACAACAAGAAGGAAATACAGGATTTAGAACGTCAGAGGGAAGATTACATTCGGACGGAGATCGAACTTCAGCAAAAAGCCTTTGACGAACAGGAAAATCTACGGGCGAAGCAGCGAAAGGATTATGAGAAGCAAACGTTTGATGCGACTGCGGTGAAAGTAGATACATCTGCTTTTGATTCTATAATAGGGAATGAACAGAAAAGACAGGCTATTGACTGGTATAAGCCATTGTTGAAACAGTATCAATCATATGCAGATCAACGGCTGGCTATTGAAAAACAGTTTAACGACGACATCACTTTGCTGCGAAAGGCTCGTGAAAAAGCTGAGAAGGCTGGAGATACCAATGAAGTTTCCAAAATAGACCGTTCCATAGCTAAAGCTATCTCCGACAAAGGAAAGGAACTGATGCAGCATGATTTTGATATTTTGAAAAAGTCACCGGAGTATGTACGTGCATTTGAGGATTTGAAGAATACTTCTTCGGAAACACTTAAGTCTCTGCTAGATCAATTAGAAAAGGTTAAAAGAGCTGCGGCGACGGTCCTTAATCCCGAAGAATTACGAGAATATACATCTACTATTCAGCAAATAATAGATGAGTTGGATAATAGAAATCCTTTTCAAGCATTAGCGGACAATCTAAAAACATTGCAACAAGCAGAGAAGGAACTTGTTGAAGCAAAAAAAACTCTAGATAAGGTAAATTCGGGCGAAAAGGTAGCATCAGGTACAACTCTTAATAAAAAAACAGGAAAAATTGATACTACTTATCTTTCTGCTGCCGAAGCCTTAAAGCGATATAATGCGGCCAAAGATAAGTCTCAAAAAGCTAATAACAACTTTGTTAAAGCGGAAAAAACAGCAAAAGAAAAAGTTGACGAACTTGCGAATGCAGTAAAAGGAATAGGTAATAGTATTAGTGGTACATCCGGCGAAATAATTTCTTTGATTGGCGATGTCGCTTTATTTACTACTGGAACAATTGATGGTATAACTAAAGTTGCTAAAACTGGCGCAGATGCTATGTCCGCAGTAGAAAAAGCATCTGTCATATTGGGAATTATATCAGCAGGTATTCAGCTTATGCAGCAACTAAATTCAATTCTTCCAACTGCTGATAATCAGTATGAGAAATTCGCTGAAAAGGTCGCAGAAATTAATAAGCTAACCGATGCTGTAAATGAGTACCGTATAGCTGCACTTGAAGCACAGCAGGCAGAAGCTAACTGGTTCTCTGAAGATAATCTGAATAACTTACGTGATTATAAGGAGTTACACGATGAAGTAGCGGAAGCGTATAAAAATAAAGCAGAAGAATCACAGGCTACTTATCAGAATAAAAGCGGTGGTGGATGGTTTACTAATTCATGGAATTGGTTTTTGGACAATACATATGGGAAAATTTGGGGTGTTGATTTTGCCCGAAAGTACAAGGAAGGGCAAACAGCGGCAGTAGACAACTTGCGCATAGAGACCAGATCACGTAAAAAAGGCTTCCTTGGTAGTGGTATTGGTGGGCGTTCTCAAGAGACAGAGGATTTGGTTTCGTGGGCAAGGAGTAATGGATTCGGTGAATTATTCGATAATGAAGGGTTAATCAATAAAGAAGCTGCTAATGCTATATTAAATCAATATGGTGATAAATTAGTAGGACAGACTAAGGAAACATTAGAGTCGCTAGTTGAACTTCGTGAAAAGTATGATGAATATTTAGAGCAGCTTCATGAATATGTAAGCTCTTTATATGAGCCATTAGTCGATAATTTCGTGGATAGCATTTGGGATTGGCTGGATAGTGGGAAAGATGCTTTAGCTAGTTTTAAAGAATACGCTTCTGATACATTCCGGGATATTGCAAATGATATGCTGAAAAGCATTGTTTTATCTAAGATATTCGGAGAGGGTGAAAATAGTTATCAAAGTAAGATAAATAAAGCGTATGATGATTATGCTAAAGGATTAATTGATGAAGTCGAACTAAACAGACAAGTATCAAAGCTTACGGCTGATCTAATGAAAAACGCAGAAGAACAACTTCCAGCTATACAAGGAATGGCAGAGAATATATCAAATACAATAAAGGATACAGCGGGGATTGATATTACTCAATCTGAATCTGCGTCTCAATCCTCTTCCCAAAAAGGATTTGCTGCCATGTCTCAAGATACAGGCGAAGAACTTAACGGTCGTTTTACCGCTTTACAGATATCCAATGAAGAAATAAAGAACTCCATGTTATCCATGTTAGTGTCAATGAACCTTATTTCAGTGACAGTCGGGAATAATAGCATAACCCTGACAGAGATAAGGAACCTTGCTATTTCTTCTAACAGTTATTTGGAAGATATAGCAGGATATCAGAAGAGAATCATAAATGAATTTGGTAATAAGTTGGATAGTATAAATAGCGGAATTAAACAATTTAATAGTAAATAATAAATAGAAGTGATAGTATTCCAATGAAAGAAGAATTATTCATAAATGGCAAGGATGCTTACGTAGAATGGGGAATAAGCATGGATGATACCTCATTATCTGCATTAATGACTCCTGCCCCTAGTAAAGCATTCATAGAGAATGAGAGCCGATTAGAGCATGGGAAAAGGGTAGTTATTGCCAATCCAAGGGTAGATGTGAGAAATCTAACCCTTCAGATCAATCTAACGGCTTCCAGTGAGGAACAATTTTTTGCTCGTTATAGCAGTTTCTGCGAGGAACTAGCTACTGGAGTTCTTGAAATAAAGACCAAGTATCAACCTGCTGTTGTATATAAAACGATCTATCAATCATGCAGTCAATTCAGCCAGTTCATGAGAGGAATAGGCAAATTTAGCTTAAAACTCAATGAATCTGACCCGTCCAACCGTGTTGAAAATATCTAATTTACGACATTGATTTCATTGTCGTATCTGTGAGTGCTCAAAATTGGGCACTCTTTTTTTTATCTCCGAACTTTGGAAATGTTATGATAGATATCAAAGACATATTCGGAAACATACGCTATTCTACTCCAATTAATGAAGGTAGTAAGCGCAAATATCTCTTGATGAAGGAGGATTATATCACATTGAAGTTTTCATTGGATGATCCTGTACACTTCAAGTTAGGAGATGGTATAGATAACGAGTTAGGCGTCTTTGAACTTGTGGACTTGTATAAGCCTGCTTATAACACATCAACAGGTGGCTATGACTACGAACTCCGTCTTGATGCTTACTATTGGAAGTGGAAAAACAAGAAGTTTTTCTATAGTCCTGATAGCGGTAGTCGTGAGGCAGGCTGGAATCTTACTGATATCTTAAAGGTTCACATGGATGTGTTTCTGAAGAACTTGGAAGTCCTAGGTTATAAGTACCATGACAAAACGTTTAAATGCGAAATAGATGAGACAGTAGATACTTCTTCTAAATTGATCTCATACGAAAACGTAAACATGATCGATGCCCTCAACCAAATGGCTGAGAGTTTTGAATGTGAGTGGTGGGTAGAGGAAGAAGTAATTCATTTTGGCCGTTGCGAGGATGGCGTTCCTGTTGACTTCGAACTAGGAATGAATGTCAGCAAGATGGATAGAAGTGATAGCCAAGATTCATACGCAACTCGTATTTATGCGTTTGGGGCAACACGTAATATTCCGGCTAATTATCGCAAAAAGTTGATCTTTGATGTCAAGCAAGTAAGCGGACGTGATATTTCCGATACATCGAGAGTACTTGATATGAAGTATTTCTCTTCTGATGATCTGATCGAAGAAAAGTTTAAGGCATCTGTCAGAACAAGCGGGTATGTAAAAGGAGGAGTAAATGACTTAAATTATGAGTTGCTATCTAGCAAGCCTATCGGTGGTACTTATGCAATGAATAGTAAAAGCGTTTCTTTCAATATAGGAACAATGGTCTATCCAGCTGGTTCTCCTGTTGAAAGAGAGTATTTGCCTTCTGGAATATATAGTTGGAGATGGCAAATCCGATACAAAGTCAATGACGTAACGAGAGTATATGGTCTTGGAGGAAATGTACGTACTATCTATGAAAATCGAGAGAAGGAGTTGACAGACAATATAACCATTGATAGCGACATAAAGATTGAACGCGGAGCCACAGATTTAAAGCTATATGTTGTCTTTCAGCTTCCATCTTCTATATCCTCTACATTGGTACTTGCAGGATCTTCCGGAGATATTACTTTAGAGAATGTTAGTCAATCGGCTAGCGCTTCTGTAACATTTATTTCTGGTGAAAATGCAGGGAAATCATTTAATGCTGTGTACAATCCAGATTTTTTTACTGGTGAAGCAGCCAATGTGCTGCGTTTGCCGGAAGGTATTACCGCTTCTCTTGGCGACACCTACACAATTGACAACATTGTAAAAGGTAATGTCCCATCTATATATTTCTCAGATGACAAAGGTTCTCAAACTGCCGAAGGTATTGTAACCAAGCATTTGATGATGCCTGAAGGCGTACCATATATTGATGCCTATGAAGGTATGACAGAGGAGGAAGCTGTAGAGCAGATCGTTATTTTTGATGATATCTATCCTAGACGTGAAAAACTGACGGGTATGGTAACAACTCATACATATACTGATACTATAGATAATCCGGATGGAACAAAAACTTCGAAAGATTGGTTGGCATGGAGATTTAAAGACTCGGACCTGGGATTCCATTTCTCAAACGAATATCGGTTAGATGGAGAAGATTTGCGTATAGTCTTTCAATCCGGTCCTCTAGCCGGCATGGACTTTGAAGTAACATTCAATCCTTACGATTCAGCTGGAGGCGATAAATATCAGCCTGAAAAATCAGAGGACGGAACATGGAACAAGGATGCTCAGGTATACGAGATAAAGCGTAATGATGATTATGGCAGAATGCTTCCTGATGACATTTTACATCCTACGGATCAAGGTGGTGACACGTATATTCTCTATGGCTATGATCCCCAATTCGTATCCGACAAGCTTATTCCTGACGCAGAGAAAGAAGTCGAGGAACGGGCAAGAGAATATATTGAAGAGCTTAAACAGGACCCTTCTACTTACAATACCACCATGATGTCGGATTATATCTATGGCATTAATCCTGAAACGGGTAAACAAGATCCCGACTTTGCCAGGAGTTTCACCGTTGGTCAGAAAGTGAACCTTATTAATAAGGCATACTTTGAAGAAGGTCGTATCTCTCGTATCATAGGGCTTGAATATAACCTTGATATCCCTTATGACTCCCCGATATACACTGTCGGAGAAACAGCTCCTTATTCTCGTATTGGCGAGCTTGAAAACAAGATCGACTCTCTTACATACCGAAAGGAAAAGAGCAAACAGCAAGTAATTAATAGCGGGAACTCTTCTTCTAGTGGAGGAAGCACTATCGCAAAGTTAATACAGACTATAAATGTAACATCCAGTAATGTAGGCTATATAAAGACCGGGGATACAATTCCTTCTGGTACTACATTGGAAGAGATCTTTATTAATATGCTTTCTCAAAAGGCTTCAGCAAAATTAGAATGGAAACTTTCGACTTCTAATGATGTCGAATTTGGTACTCAGAAAGGCTATATCACTTATACAGCATATCGAAACGGTCAAGGTCCTATGGAACAAGCTTATTATGATAATAACCCTAACAACAAACTAATTTTTTCTGAGGAAGTAGGTGGCATACAGACAGCAACGAGACAACTGCAAGGTAATTACACACAGGGAGAAACCTATTTTGCTACAGTCATATATGCTGCGAGTGAAGATGGTTCGTTGCCCAAGAAAGAATTGACCAGCAAAATCAGCGTGAATGTACATAGAAAATGGTTTGCAGGCGTTTGTAATTCGGTTCCTACGACTTCAGCCGAGGTGCGGGCACTTTCAGGCAGTGGATTGTATAAGGGCTCCGGATCGTACAAGTTCACAATAGGCAATTATAAGACTTTCGTTATCTGTATTCCAAACGGTACCATCAAGGATGTTTCACTGGAGAGATACCAATATAATTTCATGGATTTGGATTCCGCTGCCACTCCGCGAAAGATCAGTGTTGAAGGTGCTAATGGAAGTACACCTTTGGAATATACGATGTATGTGTTCAGTACGGCTACGACAAGCAGCGAAACAGATAATTTCACCTTTAAAACGAATTGAGTATGGCACTAGATATAAAAGGGAGCAGTTTCGCCGGCAGATACAAGCGTGTCAATGGTTATTCTATTGATTCGACTGACGTGTGGGAAACCTTAGAAGAAGCCCGTGTCTATGCCCGTAATACAGATACGGAGCCTTATGTTCCCTATGCCGGACAAGTAGTTTCCGTCATTGAGAATGGAACTATTTATAAACTAGTAAAGGATGATACAATACCTGAAACTGACGGTAAGAAACATTTCAAGCTTGCCATTATCGGCAGTAACAACGACAATGATGATCGGTATGTACGAAAAGACATAGCCGAAACAATCGAAAAACTGATGACCTTCCTTGAAGGTATCAATGCGAAGGGGACATCTACGCTCGAACAGATAAAGCTCGTCGGTGACATACTGTCCAGCAACTTTGCAACCGGTAGCACCGGCTTCGGTATCTACAAGGATGAGCAAGGCAACTATCATCTGGACATTGACTTCGTTGATATCCGCAAACGTCTGAATGTTGAGAGTCTGCAAGTCAATCAGGCTACTTATGTCGGAGGAAAGCAATACAACTCAGACGGTATCATCTGTAACAAGGTAGAAGATAAAGGAACCTTCTGGAGATGTTACTTTCGGACCACAGATGCGGAAGGCAGAATCATCTATAATCCGTTTGTCGTAGATGACTTGGCAAACTGTGAGACATTCAATCTAAAAAGCGGAAATCACTATTACTGGCGTGCGGTTGTCGGCATTGGCGATGATTTCATCGACCTGTCCAAGAGTGACTGTATATCAGGTAGCGACGATCCCTTGGCAGGTGACAGCATTGTACATCTTGGCAACAAAACGGACCCCGAACGACAGGGTACGATCCTGTGGGATAGTGTAACGCCCGGCGGTCCCTACATTCGTATATATAAAGGTATCAACTCCTATACGATGCCGGAACCGCTTATCGACCTGAATACTGTACTAAGTGAGATATCCGCTAAGTTCATTAATCAGGCCACAGGGAAAGATATAGACGATA